TCACCAACTACGGGACCAACAAAGGAACGCGGATGTCAACAACGTTGCTGGACATCAGCCGTCGTCTGGCTCGCGCCTTCCCACGGGACCAAGTCACGTACATGGCCCGGACCGAGGCCACCTTTGAGGCCCTGACAGCCCGCATCCGCGGGACTGTGCTGAACCCCCCGATCCCCTAAGAGGACACAACCATGGCCGACTACGCCATCGGGCTCTCGTTCCACAAGGCTCACCGGACCATTGTCCGTGCCGTGGATTTGACCCCTCCCTGCCGCTACTTCGCCAACCGCGACAGCGCCGGCCTGATCACCCTGCCGACCCTCGACCCCGGCTCTAGCTACGTCGAGCTCCAAGGCATCACCCAGACCAGCTTCCAGATCAACGACAACAACCAGGAGTTCCGCCTCCTGGGCGATGACGGCTGGGCTGACAGCGTGATCACCGGTTCGTCGGTGCAAGCATCGGTCACCGCCTACTTCCTGAAGGACGCTGAAGTCCCCGCCGGCCAGAACTGCCCGCAGTTCCGTGGCAACTACGACGAGGGCTTCAACCTGATTCAGCGTGCCCGCTACAACAAGGACTACGAGATCTACATCGAGTTCCTGAAAGAGCTGGGCCAAGCTGACGGCACCACGGGCAACTACCTGTATGACTTCACCGGCTTCAACGCGGTGATCATGAACTACCAGGAGTCCATCAACGCCGAAGGTCTCACCGAGATCACCTTCGACCTGATGTCGCGTGCCCGCCCCGTGTTCGGCCGCTACAACGCTGGTGCTACGCCGATTAGCTTCGGTGGTGTGCAGTCCAGCCTCTTGTTCACCGCCCCGAGCTCGGGTAGCCGCCGTTACGCCACGGTGCCCCTGGATAACGCCAGCGCTGTGGTTGTGGGCAACGATCTCACCGTCACCTACACAAGCGACGGCACCGTTGCACTCACCCAACTGGCCCTCGGACAGACCGATGGCAGCGGTTTCCGCTTGGAAGTCGCCTCCACTGGTGTGGCCGTACCTGCAGCTGTCACGCTGTCCGGGAACGTTGTCACCATCAACCCGAGTGCGAACCTCGCCTCTGGCACCATCTACCAGCTGGTTGTGGCCGACGGTGCCATCACCCAGGCTGTGGACAGCAGCGGTACAGCTTCTGCCTCCGGCGTCAAACGCCCCCTGGAAGGTTTCACCACCAACTTCAGGACGGCATAAGCGTCAGACTGCTAACGAGCCAACCACCGAGCCCCGCTTCTGCGGGGCTTTTTTGTCACCATGCACCACGACTTGCTCCTCGACGCAATCAACAGCGTCTTCGCGGTCAACTGCCGGGTAGAAGGCACCACCCTGCACTGTGGCGCCCTGTACCTAGACCCCCTGATCCAGTCCCAGCATATACGCCTAGCGTATGAGGACGCTAATGTGAAGATCGAACTTCCACTTGAACTCCTCAACCAGTCAGCACCTTTTCGTGCGTGGTCTGTGGAGCTCCCGATTGTCGATGAGTAAGTACGCTTCGCTTCTTTTCGCCCCAGACAAGTACCACGAGATCGGCCCCTTCCGCTTCCCGATCTACAACGATCTGGTCCCCGGGGAATCCAAGGGCATTGAGGAGATCAGCAGGAAACAATCCAAATCGACCTTCCGTTCCATCAAGCTCGCACAACGGATCGCCAAGGACAAAGGTGTCAGCACCAAAGAAGCCCTGGAGATGCTGAGCAAAGCTGGGGACGACGAGAACCAAGACATCCTGTACGACTACGCCACCGACCTCGAGGAGTTGCAACGCGAGAACGTAGGGGCGACAGAGCAGCAAATCGCCTTTGTCACCCTGTTCATGCGCTACCGCGGCGAAGCAAAGCTGCCCCGCGCCAAGGACTGGACCAAGCTCGAGGATTGGACCGAGGCCGATACGGAGTCCATGCCCACCAAGGTGATGCAGGACATCTTCAGCCTGATCACCTGGGAGCGTGACGGCTGGCCCGTACCAGCGGGAAACGAGTCCGAGGCCGAACCGGAGTTCAGCCCACCCCCGAGCAAATCCTGAAGGACTGCGAGGGGTTGCTGCGCTCCCCTCTAACCGACTGGGATCAGATCTACGTCCGAGTGCGGTGCTCCCCCATGGGAGTCGACTACCCAGCCGAGCGCTTTTTGCGTACTCCCATCAGCACGTTGCGCTGGCTGCTCCGCCAAATCGACGATGCAGAACAAGCTAAGGCCAACCTGGCGTCGATCACGACGGCCCGACTGACCCAGTTAGTGGTCCAAGTCGCGCATGGCTTCTCCGGATCGAAACGGGCTGCACCCAAAGTCAAACCAAACGAGTTTCTGCCGTTCCCGGACTGGAAACCAGCCTCTACCGAGGTCGATGGCCCCGACCAACCGACCAAATTCATCCTTTCAGAGCTGATTCGGACTCGTCAGATACCTCTGCATGTGTTCGCGACACTGAACACTCCAGCGGAATAGCGGCCGTAGCATACGGATAACGAGTAGGGCCGGCAACAGTGGCTGATTTCAGAATCAATGTCACAGCCGAAACCCAGGCTGCCGAGCGGAAGCTTCAGGCAGTAGACAAGGCAGCGAACGAAGCAACTAGAAAACGAACACTAAATATCGATGTCGCGCAGATTGGGCGTGACTTTGGCAACATTGAAAAGAGCATTAAAGAAGCCGGCAATACAATCCAGACCTTCTATCGTGTCAGCAAGAATGTCCCCGGCATTGGCGACAAGGTTCAGCAATATGAAAACTTAGCCAAGAACGTAGCCGAAACCGCAAAGAACGCCCCAGCTTCAGCAGCAGCGCTTCGCGAGAACGCGAAAGCCGGCTCCATCCTTGCCAATTCCCTTGAGCTCGCAGGCTCGAAGGCCTCGGGCTTAGTCACGAATCTGGCCAAGATCGGGTTTGCAACCTTCGCCGTCAAGCAGGCAGTCGGAGTGCTGCAGGCAGCCTTTGGAGGCTTCTTCAACGAAACCATTGGTCGCGAGATCAAGCTCAGAGAGACCATCCTCAAGACCCAGACAACACTTGCCTCCACAAACAAAGTCTTCCGTGATGGTAAAGAGATCACGGATCCGTACCAGAAGATCGTCGCCCTATCTGGTGAGGTTAGCAAGCGTATTGACTCCATCCGAGAACGCTCAATTGCGTTAGCCGGCGTCACCTCAGGGGAGGTCATCGAAGTCTTTGGCATTGTTGCCTCCCAAGTCGGTCAAATCGGCGGTGGCCTGAAGGAAGCTGAAGACCTGGCGATTAACTTCGCCGCCGCGCTCGGGACCTTTGGGATCCCCCTCTACCAGGCGCGCCAGGAGATCGGTTCAATTCTGCGAGCGGACATCACAACCGATTCCTACCTCGCAAAAGCTCTTGGGATCACCAATGAGGATGTCGCGCGCGCAAAAACCCAAGCAGGCGGAGTTGTCAAGTTCCTCGAGGACCGTCTATCCGCAGCCGTCGCCGGACAACGGATTGCAGCGCAAGGCTTTTCCGGTGTCGTGTCCAACCTCAAGGACATCACCGAGCTTGTTGGACAGGCCTTCGGTCGTGGTCTGCTTGATCCACTACTGACAGGACTGACGCAGATCTTCGAAACCCTTTTCCGAATTCGAAGCACACTCTTTGAAATAGCCGAGGGCGCCGGCCGTACCATCGGTCGCGTCAGTTCCAGCGTGATCGGCCTGACGGCAGGCCGGACCGGGGCAGGCCAGGGCATCGATACCGCGAAGCTCGCAAATGACGCCAAGGATGTCGCGCAGAAGGCATTCAACGCAATCGAAGGCATCGCCCAGCGCACTGTTGGTGCAATTGCGTTGGCCTTCAGTGCGCTCAAGCCCTCAGTCCTTGTGATCGCAGATGCGTTCCGCGTCCTCACAAAAGCCTTTCTCGAAATCAAAGCAGGCACGTTCGAGGCCCTGGCCTCTGCCTTAGCCAACTTGGTGGTAGTCCTCGAGCCCGCTGTAACGGTCTTCGCTGGCCTGTTCAATGTCTACGCAAGGTTCCTTGACCTGCCGGGAGTCCAGTACGTCGCTGAACTAGCTGCTGTACTCGGGTTACTTAAGCGTGCTGGTCTGGACGCCGCTACCAACATCGCGCTCCTAGGACGCTTCATCGTCAGCTCAGTGGTACCAGCCATCGGGGCCTTAGGGACCTTCATGGCCACCCTGGTTGCAGGCATCGGCGCCGCGATCATCGCTGTCGGCCAGCTGACGTTGGCCCTCGCGGGTCTGGCGACAGCTTTGATATCACCCTTCAACGTCATCCCAGCTGTAGCAGCAGCCCTCAAGGATCTAGCCGGCAACCTCACCAGCGTGGCGACGAACACCACCAAAGCTGGTGACACGGTCAAAGATTCTGCGTCCTCCTTCCAATTACTGGGCTCGTCCGCAAAGGCAGCTGGCCTCTCGATTGTTACGTCTCTGGGCTGGGTCTTCCTCATCCAAGTCGGCATTGCCGCGATTGTCGATGCCTTCGGGAAGTACCAACGAGCACAGGAAGAAGCGGCTCGCACCGGCAAGGCCATGCAGGCCCTGCAGGAGCTGTCGACGACCTATAAAGACGTCGCTGACAACGCAGATAGTGCCACAAAAGCCGCAGTCGCCTTCAGGAAAGGTCTGGTCGACACAGAATACAACCGGACCATTGAGCGCCTTGAAGAGATCGCATCCAAGCTGAATGATCTCGAGTACGAGGCGCGCGCGGGCATTCAGACATGGGGTGAGTTCGCTCGCTTGCTCGGCGATTTCGCTAACGGGGACATTGATCCGTTTGGTGGCAGTAAAGAGACGGCGCGCTTGCTTGCTGAGGAAGTAAAGCTCCGTGAAGCCAAGCGCAAGATAGAGGCTGAAAGAGATAAGGCCAGCCTAGAAGACAATATCAAGCTGCAAGCCGACAAGCGCGTCAACTTAGAAAAAGAGATTGGAGAACTACGGAAGCAGCAAGAAGATCAACTCTTCCAGTTACGGCAACAACTGGCACAGAAAGAAGTCGACATCTTCCGCGCTGCCGGGGAGCTACGCCTCTTCCAAATGGAGCAGGCCAACAAAAAGCTCATCGAAGGCGAAGAAGGTGCCTCATCCGCTGCACTGGAGGCGCTCAACAACTACCTTTCTACCCGTGAGCGCGGGGAACTAGACATTGAAGCCTCTAAAAAGCAGCTGAATATCGAGGCTGCGAATCTCGAGCGCCAGATCTCCGACTATCGTCTCGAGAACGAGAAGAAAATCGCAGAGATCCGCAAACGCGCAGGTGACTACGAGACAAAGGTCGCAGATTACCGTCGGCAAGCAGCTGCAACAACCGGGGCTGCTCCTGGTGTCAGTGCTGGGTTCCTCGTAGGCAGTACGGGACGTAGCAGCGGGCCACACCTTGATCTGCGTAGCCCAACAAATGATCGCAAAGCCGTTGTAAATGAAGCTGTAGCCATCATCCGAGCCTGGCAACAACAGCAACTGCCGTACATTCAGCTGTCTAATGCCAAGATTGACGTCAAGAACATGACGGATGAGGGCCAGCTTCGAGCTGCCCTTCTCAAGGAACAAGATATTCATGGCCGCCGATCTGGTGGTGGAGCCATCGACATTGCGGTACCAGAAGGAACGCTTGTTCCAACACCTGCAGGTACTCCAAGCTGGGGTGGTGCCGGGGGTTGGCAGGCGACATCCCTTCAAACCGGCAACCTTTTCTTACACGGACTCGGTTCTTCTACAGCCAGCCCACGTTCTCAAGGTGCGGTAGCTACTCCGGTAGCACCAAAAGCGCCCAGCTTTGCTGATATCGGCGCCCCCGCTATCGAAAAGTATGCCACTGCTGTCCGCAGCCTTGGCAGTTCCATGGAGCGCCTGCGTACGCTTCAAGCCGCCCTTACCGAAGCCAAGACTGCTGCAGCATTTGAGGAGATTGCTAAGGCTGCATTTCCCAAGGTCCAGATAGAAGAGTACGACAATCAACTTAAAGAAGCACAACTGAGCCTGGAGGCCTTGGCTGCCGCTTCAGCGGAGGCATACAACCCTGAGCAACTGAAGATCATTGTCGATGAGAAGACGAAGATCGCAATCCAAGAGCGAGAGATCCTACAGATCTACACCAAGGCTGCTGAGCAGCAGCGTGCTGGTCGGATCACCGAGGCCGAGAGAAACAAGCTCAAAGAGCAGCTTCTTGCAAGCCAAAACCAGTACGTCACAAAGCTTGCACAGGAGAAAGAGCTGCGTCTGAAGGTTCTCCAGATCACAGCCCAGCAGGCGGCTTACGAAGCCTCCCTCAACCGGACGCGCTCGTTGCAAACATCCACCCAAGATATTCAGACCCGAGCACGGCTTGAGTTGGAGGGGGTTCGCCAAGAGCTGATCGACGCCGAACTCAAGAAGGCTGAGCTTCAGCGCACCCTGAACGAAGCACTGAAAAAAGCGGGTGACAATCCGAGTAAGCAGACAGCGCTCCGTAGTCAGTTTGCTACTGAGGCCGCTGCCATCGATGCCCAAGCACGTGCGCAAATTGCAGCGAATGACCCCGTAGTGCAACTCATCGGACGCTGGAAGAGTGAACTTGCAGATACACGTGGCGAAATCGCTAGCCTCGGGCAGACCATCCAATCCGAGCTCGGGTCGACGCTTAGTACCGCCATCAGCGGTGTCATCTCGGGTACTGCAACGATTGGCGAAGCCTTTGGTCAGATGTTTGCCAACATTGGCAAGGCTTTTCTTGATATGGCAACTCAGATGATTGCCAAGGCATTGATCATGAAGGTACTGGGTATCTTTATGGGAGGTGGCAATAGTCTTTTCAGTGGCAACGCCAGTATTGGAGGTGGCGGCGGTTTCGGCTCATTCACCGGGGGCAGTTTTGGGAGCGGTGGTGTGGCAGACCTGCCCGGTCTTGGTGGTGCAGGCGGACTTTCCTCTCCAGGGCTCTACTCAGGTATTAGTTTCCGCGCAGCCGGCGGTCCCGTCTCCGCCCGCACCCCCTACATCGTTGGCGAACGTGGCCCCGAGCTGTTCGTCCCCGGATCTAGCGGTTCCATCATCCCCAATCATGCGATAGGTAGCGACAAAACCGTCGTTAATGGCGGTATCAATATCACCGTACAGAACACAGGCGAAAGCTTGGGTGCGGAAGCCCAAAAACAAATCGCTCGTCAAGTTCAAGGTATTGTGATGGGAACGCTGATGAATGAACGGCGTAGCGGAGGGATGCTGCGATGAACGCACTTGGTTTCCTCGACATTGACGACCTGCGCCTAACCTTCGACGCCACCGTCAAACGCAGTACCCGCAGTCAGCGGGTGCAGTTTGGGGATGGTTACAGCCAAATCATCACGGACGGCCTCAATACCGAGAACGAAGTGTGGCAATGCCGCACGCCTCCCATGGCTGGCTCAGACACCTGGGGATTAGAGGCGTTCTTCCTGCGCAAGCGCGGAACCTCCTTCTTGTGGACTGATCCCGATGCCACCAAGACCTTCTATGGGCAGTTCACAGCTGGTCAGCTGCGACTTGGATACACAAACATCAGCACGCTGACCTTAGAAGGCTATACACGTCCAACCAACTACACAGCAAACTTGGCCTCAGGGATTCTCACATCCGTCAACATCCCAAACTCACAGTCCGTGACGATCACGCTTGGGCTTGCCGCAAAGCAGTACGTCGTCCGTGATGGCTGGGAGATCAGTCACATCGGGCCCGACATTTACGGCGTCAGTTTTGAACTGGAACGTGTGTACACATGACCCAGCAACCCCCAAACGCTGAAACGTTCAAGACCCAGCTCCCCGAGGTCGTTGACCTCTTCACGCTGGACATCACGATCCTGCTACCACCCGGCAGCACCGACCCGGCGATCTATCGCTTCTGTAACTGGACGCAGGTCGGGGGCACCGACGTTGTCTACCGAGGCGAAACGTACATCGCGCTCCCGTTGCAGGCCAGCGGCTTCGAGCTGAACACCAGCGGCCAGCTAGAGCGTCCCAACGTCCCGTTCGCCAACGTCGGCCTCAGCATCACAGAGCTCACCAACACCTACGACGATCTCGTGGGTGCCAGCGTCAGCCGGATCCGCACCCTCACCACCTACCTCGACGGCCAACCCGCCGCAGACCCCGACGCCTTCTGGGGGCCCGACTCTTGGGTCGTCGAGCAGAAGTCCAGCGAAACCAAGCTCGCGGTCACCTTTCAGCTCGCGGTCCCATTCGACCTCGAGGGACGCAGCCTCCCTGGTCGCCGCCTTCTGCGCGAGCAATGCCAGTGGGTCTATCGCAGCGAGATCGGCTGCCACTACTCCGGCAGCAACTACTGGGATGCCAACGACAACGTGGTGGCCACCTTGGCCCAGGACGCCTGCGGTAAACGCCTCAGCAGCTGCCAACTGCGCTTTGGCGCTACCAGCCGCTTGCCCTTTGGCGGCTTCCCCGGCCTCGTCGATTCCCAGGGCTAATGACACTCAGCACCTACGCCAACCCCCTGACGCAGGCTAAACAGCAGGCCATCAGGGCCTATGCAGAAACTGCATACCCGAAAGAGGCGTGCGGCTTTGTGCTCGGCGACGGCAGCGTGGTGCAGTGCGCCAACACCTCCACCGAGCCCGACACCTTCACCATCAGCGCCTCCGAAACCGCGCAGTACCTCGACGACGCCATTGCCAGCTGGCACAGCCACTCAAACTACGCCCGATTCAGCCCAGCTGACATCCGAGCCTGCAAAACGCTCAACCTGCCCTACGCCGTCTGGGACTGCGGCAGCTCGCAATGCTTCTGGCTTGACCCGCGCCAAGACGCCGGCCTCGTGGGGCGCCCCTGGAACTACGGCGTCTACGACTGCTACTCCGCTGTCCGTGACTGATACTACCAGCAGCAGGGCTTAGTGATGGGCGACTACCCACGCGAGTACGAAGGTGAATGGTGCCAACGCGGATTCACCCATTTTGAGGACAACTTCGCCACTGAAGGCTTCAGCAGGATCGCGCCCACCGAACCGTTGCAGCGCGGAGACGTGATCCTTTTCCGCATCCGTAATGACGTCACTTGCAACCACGTCGCAGTAGTAGAAGATCCAGCCGCGAATATGCTGTATCAACACCTTGTGGACCGTCTGTCCGGCCTAAGTGCCTACAGCGGTTACTTTCGCGAGAATGCGTACATGGTGGTACGGAGGAGCGCCTGATGGTCACGATCCGCCTATTGGGTGAAGCGGGCAGGCGTTTCGGCAGACGCTTTCAGCTGGCAGTGAAAACCCCCGCCGAAGCCCTCCGAGCACTATGTGTTCAACTGCCCGCACTGCGTCAGTATCTGGTGGAATCTGGCGAGAACGGCATCAACTGGCGCGTCGTTACCGAAGACCCAATGGGCCTCGACGAAGACCAGCTGCTCTGGCCCCTCAGCAAACGGCTAGTCCTCGCCCCCATGCCCGCCGGCAAAGGCGCCGTGGGCAAGATATTAGCGGGCGTGGCATTAGTAGCATTGGCGGTTGTTACTGCCGGTGCAACCTTAGGCCTATTTGGCTTAGGTACAGTTGGCTTATCAGCATTTTCTGCCCCTCTCGCCGGAATCGGCATCTCCTTCATCTTCGGCGGTGTAGCCGAACTCCTGACACCCACACCCAAGATGCCAACAGTGGGTGGCTCTGTAGGGGGCAGTGCCACCGAAGGCCGCAGCGATGACCAACTAAAGAGCTTCACCTTCGATAAAAGCAACGCCAACACCCTTCAAGGCGAAGTGGTGCCGGTGCTCTATGGCGAGCGCATCGTTGGTGCCTTGCCCGTCCTGTCCTTCGGCCTCGAACTGCAGAACTCACTGTGATGGACACCTCCGCCGATAACACCCTGAACGCACCAGAGGTCAGCGGCGAGGGCGGCGGCCGGCGTCAACCCGACCCTGTCGTCAATCAGTACGTCACGGTTACAGCGCCATCACGTCAGCCGGTCGAGGAAGCCAACAACCTTTTTTCCGTTGCGTTTGCCAAGACCGTCTACGCCATCAGCGAAGGCGAGATCGAGGGCTTCCCCAACGGCGCTGCAAAGGACATCTTCCTGGATTCCACGCCAATCCAGAACCCAGATGGCACCTACAACTTCACTGGCTACAGCCTCGACAGCCGCACCGGTACCGACGAAACCCAGACCCCAATGCCGGGGTTCAGCACCGTCGAGAACGCCAACGGTGTAGGCATCGCCGTCACCCAAGCCGTTGGACCGATCACCCGCACGATCACCGATGCCGATGTGGAGCGCTGCCGCGTCATCATCAGCCACCCAGCACTACAGGCGAGCAACCAAACCAACGGCGACATCACCGGCACCAGCGTCAGTTACCGGATCGCCGTCTCTACCAACAGCGGCCCCTACATCACTGTCGCTCAACCCACCGTCAGCGGCAAATCCAATAGCGAGTTCCAACGCGCCTACGAGTTTGACCTGAACGGCGCAGGGCCGTGGAGCATCCGCGTCACCCGCCTCACCGCCGACAGCACCACGCCCTACCTACAGAACAGCATCGTGTGGCAGAGCTACACCGAGATCGTTGACGAAAAATTCGCTTACCCCAACACTGCCGTCCTCGGTGTCAAGGTCGACGCCCGCCAATTCACCAGCATCCCCGACGTGTCCGTGCGACTGCGCGGTAAACGGGTCCAGGTGCCCAGCAACTACAACCCAATCACGAGGGTCTATACCGGCTTCTGGGACGGTACTTTCAAGATGGCGTGGACTGACAATCCCGCCTGGATCTTCCGCGACATCGTGATCAACGCACGCTTCGGCGTCGCTCGCTATGTCCCCACCATTGCGGTGGACCCCTGGTACTTGTACACCATTTCGCAGTACTGCGATGAGCCGGTTCCGGACGGTGCCGGCGGCACTGAACCTCGCTTCACCTGCAACGTCTATCTACAGAATCCCGGCGGCGTCTACGAAGTCTTGAACGCACTGGCCTCCTGTTTCCGCGGATTGGTCTACTACAGCGAGGGGAAGCTCTACCTGACGCAAGACCGCCTCCAACAGCCCGTCCAGCAATTCAGCGAAGCCAACGTCATCCAAGAGGTGAACGACAGCGGCCAGGTCACCTCTCCGTGTTTTAACTACACCGGCACTGCCAAAACCGCACGCAAAACCGTCGTACTGGCGAACTGGGACGACCCCAATCAGGTGTACTCCAGCGTCAGCGAGTACCTCCAGGACGACACGCTCCTCGAGCGCTTCGGCTACAACCCCATCGACCTGCGGCTGCTGGGCGTCACCTCCCGCGGTCAGGCACTGCGGGCCGCCAAACACACGCTCTTCTCCAACCGCTACGAGACCGAGAAAGTCAGCTTCCGCATCGGCGCCGAAGGTCTAGCCGCCAGTGTCGGCGAAATCATCCAAATCGCTGACCCCCTCAAGCAAGGCCAACGCCTCGGTGGCCGTGTGACCAGCGTCAGCGCCAACAACGTGACCGTTGACGCACCCCTGACCCTCAACCCCGCCATTGCCTACACGCTGACTCTCGTCATCCCCGACGGTGAGACCACCACCAATCCCGACGGCACTACCACAACATCCCCCAAGCTCAGCACCCACCAGATCGCCAGCAACACGCTCGACGCGGAGGGGCTGTCAGTGCTGCTCCTCAGTGGCAACGTCACCACCCAACCCGGCAGCCTTTGGGTATTGGAGTGGGCCGTCAATACAGCCGCGCTCTACCGCATCATCGCCATAAGCGAGGTCGACCCCCTCATCTTCCAAGTCGAGGCCCTGCAGTACAACGCCTCCAAATACGACTACATCGACAACAATCTGCCCGTTGCCATACCCAGGGACCGGTTCACCCTCCAAGCCGCCCAGCCGGTTACAGACCTAACCGCTCGACTGGTCTTCCGCAACAATCGCACCCAAATCGACGCCGGCTGGCGCTCACCGCAGCAGAACGGAGCAGACAGCCTGTCTGTCCGGTCCTACTCGTACCAGTGGCGCAGTGTCGGCGCCAGCGAATGGAGTGACATCGCCACTACGAGCACGACCAACGCCGCGGTCTCTTTGCCAGATCACGTCTACGGCAACACCTACGAGGTACGTGTCGCGACCTCGGATCGCCTTGGCAGGCAAAGC